CATTTGTTTACTGTACTATTACCAGCTAAAGATTCACTACGTAACCTACCGTTTATGTCTCTCCAATATATTGTTCTAGCCGTTCCGTTGGTGTTTTCAAATTTAGTACAGAATACTTCATCATTCGTGTTAGTATTTGTACCTGTGTTTGTATTCGTATTGGTATTTGTACCTGTGTTTGTATTCGTGTTAGTATTTGTACCTGTATTTGTACCTGTGTTTGTATTCGTGTTAGTATTTGTACCTGTATTTGTACCTGTGTTAGTGTTCGTGTTTGGATTTGTATAATTAACAACCATATAAACATTTGTAGGGTTACCTGCATATATTAATGGATAGGTCGCACGATAATAACCGCTAGTTCGAGAAATACCTATTGGTTGTATTGTATTTGATATGTCTATAACATTTGGTAATTGTTGTGTAAAATTAGCACTTGTAAACTCAGTGTTGCTAACTAGATAACCAATTTTGTGTATCGACGGATTAAATGCAAGGTTAACACTAAGATATGGTGTTGTTCCAGTATAAACGTTTACGCCAATTGTATCGCCGTATTGAACAGCAAGTTGAGCTGCTGGTGTATACCCGTAAAAATATCCAATTTGTGGTCCAGATTGTGAACTAGCGCTTAATGCTACACTATAATTTAAAAAATCACCACCTCTAGCAGTATTTCCTACCGTATTATAAAATATATTATTTGCTTGTTTTCCAACATCTGAACCATCGTTTACAACAACCAAGAAAGTTTTAGGTGTTAAAGGTGTTGTTTGTCTAACTATTGTTTCGTTACATCCAATAGTTCCTTTAGCTCTTTCTTTGTATGTATCAATTATTATTGAGTTGTAAGATGTTATATCACTCTTGCCTGTTGTGTTTAATTGACACGCAAAACCTATTTCGCCAGTATATGGGTCAGTTAATTGGATTTTTTGTGTATAGCTTTTTAAGCAATTACAACCATTATATGAGCTAGTTCTGTTTTGACCTAATTCATCAATAAATACCAAGTATGTGTTTCCGCTAATAACCGTTGTTCTTATTGATTCGTTTACCCTCCAATTGCATGTAACAAAACAACCACAGTCACCACCAGTTTGGCTACCAGCATTGCTAGTGCAACAAATGTATCCACTATTTTGTGGTGTAAAGGTTACACCATCATCATAAACATCATTGTAATGAACCGATGTTCCGTTTGTACAACAAATTGGGTTTGTAAAAATGCTTTCTCTTGTATTGGTTGTTGGATTTCCGTTTATATCGTATTGTGGATAATAATACAAATAATATGTTTGGTCTTGATTAAGTTTATAAGTTGTATAATCGCATTCATTAACTTGTTCTGCTTTTTGTTTATCAATACAAACACTTAGTGATTTTAAATTTTCTGGTAATTCACAACCACAATTTGTTTCATCTTTTCTATTTTTAGGGTCTAAGATAACGGTTGCATCAACAACATAACAGTCACTAAAATCAACACCGTCGTCACTAGATAAATTAACATACGTTTGCCCACTATATCCAGTAAATTTGCCAATATTATAATTAGAAAAAATATTTGATGTGCTTCTTGTTACTGTTTCAGATGTTATTGTTGCTGGGGTGTAATTTTGTATTAATGTTCTAAATTGATTAATATATTTATATCCACCATCATATGGTCCAACATGTGGGTTGTTACCAGTTGTGATGTCTACAACCGAATCTGGACCGCCAGTTTCCCTATACCATAAGCCATTGCTTTGATAATACAGTTGTGGTGAATTAATAAAAGGTTGTGGGTATCCACTTATACTTACTGGGTAGTAACTTAAATTAGTTGATAATCTATTCTGTCTTAATACCTCTTCAAATATGTCAATATCTATTTTATTTTCAGCTAAATAAATATATTCATTAAATTGTATTAATCCAAGTGGGGTACCGATAAATTTAAACATAAATTCAATACCCTTTCTAGTTCCTTTAGATTTCCATAACCATGGACTATTTAATATTAATCTTCTCCATAATTCGATATCCGCTTCAACGGCTGTTAAACCAACCGCTTGACCAGCATATGTTGATGCTTGTGGTGTTATATAGCTTTTTAATAAATTATTTTCTAGTACTGATGATATTAAATCCCAACCTAATACTCTAGCAATATTTTTAAGATATATATCTGGTGTATTGTTTAACTTATCATAACTTACGGTATTTGCAAATTGTATACCTGTAATAAACTGATTGATGTCATCGTATTCCCTACCATATATTGTTAGCGTTTTATTTACTTTTTGGTCAGATGTATCTTGGTCTAAGGGCCCAACATGTGTTGCTGTTGTATCAAAATCGGTTATAGATTCAGTAACAAGAAACCTAATCATTAGATTAGATGTTGTTAAATCTAAATTATCAGAAATATTTAATAATTTTGTCGCATAGTCTTCGTAAGCATCCGTATTGAAATCTAAATTGTATCCATCTGACGTTGGCCACGTTACACTGTCTGTTGTGTTAATTACTGGACCATCATCAGTTTTTATTTTAAAATCAAAAGTTGCGGTGTATTGTGGTATTATTAATCTATTTAATAGGTAGTATTCAAAATTAGGTAACGCATTAAAAAATTTATTCTCTTCTGTTTTATTTGGTTTGATATAATATGTAAGGGGGGCGTTGATTAACCCAGAAAATGGGTCGCCTTTAACTTTAAAATAAATATAATCGTTTGATAAGCGTGTTGACCCTGTAAATGCTAATATATCATATTCTTGGTTATTATAACGAATACAATATGATGCATAGTTAATTGTTAAATTTCTTAAAACGTTTGTTTCGTTGTAAGTTCCGCTTAAATCACCATTTCTTAAAAAATTAATTTCGTATTGATTACTTAATATATTAACATTTACCTTAAATGTCGCTTCTCTTGTTAACGCATTATAAACGTAATTTTCAATAGTGTTACCAGTTTGTGTTATATAATCTGGGGCTATAGCAAAAGTTGAGTTTGCGTATAATGCTGCTGGCCAATTTGTTATAATATTCTCTAATGAAACTCTAGTAAATTCTCTAAACGAACCAAAAAGGGCATAATTAGTTAGGTTTCTTTTATCCAAATTTAAGATAACACCAGCGTTGTCATATAATAAATCTAGGGCACTTTGAACTGTTAAATCTAAATCGGCTAGGCTAACAAAATTAGAAAAACTATTTGTTTTAAAATTTTTACTAACTTTTGGTTCTGTATTTGTGGTAATAGAGAAATTACCCAATGTAAATAATGATGTTGAGTTACCACCATTGGTTGACTGAACACCAACTATATCTGGTGAAAAATTTCTATATTCTATTATGTCACCATCAAAAAAGGTTTTTTTAGAATACCCCGCGACTTTTATTCTATCATTAGCCATTATACTGTTGTTATTGCTGTAAAGTTTTTAGTAAAATCAACGTTATTTCTAAGTTCTCTAACTTCAAATAATGGTTTGCCACTAAATTTATCTTTGATTTCATACAAGTTGTATTGCTTGTATATTTGGTTGCTAAAGTTGTAAATTGTGTATATGCCATCATCAAGAGATTTGGTTTGATTACCATAAAGCGCATATGCGATTGTTTCGGTATCATACTCAACCATTTCAACTTCAACCATTATTGGGTTAAAAAAAGTATTGGTTATTATAACCTCTTGATTGGCGGTTCCGATAAACGGAAAAGCATTTGGTTGTACATTTGACGCTGAATTTGGCGAAACCGTACAAAAAACTAATGTTGAATTATCATTAAAACGATATCTAATGGCTTTTTGGTTTGAATTTGTAAGGTTTTGGTTTACAGGTTCAGCTCTATTGTTTGATGTAATAACTCTAAATAGGTTTGGTATTTTAGCGTTAGTTCTACTAGTATCTAAAAATTCAATTCTGTACCCAATTAAACCATTATTTTCAAATCTACTTGTAAAATTTGTTGGTATTGTTGCTAAGTCAAACAAAACACCTCTAATATCTGCAAATGCTGATAGTACACCAACATCAACAATTTTAGTTCTGATTTCAGCTGGTTTTATAACAATTGTATATATGCCTTTATTTGAAAATATACTAACGGGTAGTTTTAATGTGTACATCCCGCCAAATAATTCAAAAGAACCAGTTCTATTTGGGTTATTTACTGGAATAAGAACGTCAGAAACGTTAGGTATTTTTACTAAAGTATTAGTAAAGGTATCCCTAGATGGTGTGAAATTATAAAAAATTTCAACATCTTCTGCCAATACGTCTGAGGGTCTTACAATTCCATATGTTCCTGTAGCCATTTTTAATTTTTTTTAAAATATATATTACTTTGGTAATAAGTAAAAGTATTATGTTGTATTTAGCCCAAAAAATCCATCTCCATACCTAGATAATTGAGCTAGGTTGGTTATTTCGGACATTTTTAAATGTTTTTCATATACCGTTACAATTCCTCTATCTATAAATACATCACTTTCAATTTCTGGTCTAGAAATTATCCCTAATAAATATTCTTCCTTTGTTGTTGCGGATAAAGATATATTAGTTTCATTCCATCCTTGACCGATAAAAGACATAAATGTGGTATTTTGAAGTTCATTATCTCTAAAATATAAACCATCTTTTTGATTTATTGTCCCTATGTTTGGGTCATTTTTATCAACGTCAAAAACATATGTTAGGGCGGTTGGGTCTGATGATGTTACTCTGCTAACACCGTTAACCGTTCCACCGCTATAGTTTTTATATGTTTCAGTTAGCATATCAAAACCAACTTTATATTTTTCGTTTTTATTATATGATTCAACATCGTTAGCTCTGCTGTCTGTATATCCTGATATTGTATTATTGGTGTAGTCGTAGTAGTCCGAATCTGTTTTACCCGTTACTCTAGTTTGTGGGTTAATTTGTGTTTGCGCACTTATTGGTAATATACCTGACATAAACGGAAACGTTATACCACTAGAAAGTAATTTATTAGTTAATACGGTATAGTTTACAGGTGTGTAATCATTAGGAAAATTAGGTAAATATATTGCATCGGTAAACATACCCATATCATCAATATTTTGCGTTAACATTACATTAACATAAAAAGATGTTGCGGTTAATTGACCGTAGGTTGGGCTGTTATAGTTTCTGTCTATATTGTCCTCTAATAATATTTTTCGTTGTATTATTTCCATTACAAAACTTGAGATTGATATAAATTTACTGTTATGTCTTGATTGTTTGGATTAACTGAATTTTGCCTATATATTACATTTGTTGAATGTGTATCGCTTATTTTATAATAAAATCCTGTTGTGTTCCTATATAAATCATATCTTGTATATTGTTTTTTAATAAAATCATTTATTTTTGATGGCGCACTTATTGTTGATAGTGGTATGAATTTACCTGTTTTGCCATTAAAATAATTTGCTTTCATATACATATATTTTGGATTACCATTTAATATCATATCGTCCTTATATGCATAAATATAATACCCCTCATAAAACGCTTTCGGAACTATTAATGGATTTGATATTAATAAATTAACAGGTATCTGACTAGCTGGTAGTGGTTGTCCTGCAACGTTAGCGCCAGATGTTCCTGCGGGATAATAATCACCTTTTGATAGTCTATTGTATATGTCAATTGTTGATAATTGATTTTGTGTCATTTGGTTATCACTATCAAAAAATTCTAATCGTAAATAACTTTCGGTAAAATTACTTTTTAATAATTTTATATCAGAATCATCAAAACCAATGTTTGAATAATACGTAGGTACTTGAAGGCTATTACTAGAATTTAAAAAATTTATACTGTAGCTTATGTTTCCTAATTGTATATTTTGATTGTCTATTGGTGTAAATCTAACTTTGTCGTAATCTAATATTGTATTAACAGATTTTTGTGTTGCGTCCTCAACAAAAAGTCTTTCAATTAATTCACTATTATCAACAATTTGATATTCTAAATTAATTGGTATATTAACAGATGTTCCAGTAATAGCTACTGTTGTACCTTGTATTTGGCCTGAATTTATTTGATACTTAACATACATTGTCCGATAGATTTATTTTAAATTTATTACCCATAGCGTTTCCAATAGGGTCGGCTGGAAAATAAGAAAAGTATAAATCCCAATTATCAAATGGGTCTTGTCTTTTAACCTCAAAACAATAGTTTTGATATATATAATGTGAATTATTTAAAAAAGGGTAATTAACAAAATTATTAGTAATGTCATTTGTACCAATGTCTAGATAATCTCTCCAATAATATTTACCATTACTTAACTTAGTAGCATAATCTGGAATACCATAAGTATTTGCGTCACCCTCTTCAACATATGAAGAAAAATCTCTTATTTTTATTAAGTGATGGGCTTTGTAATAATAACCTTCTGGTCTAGGGCCTGGTACAATTGAATTACTAGTTGTTTCTCTGTTAACAGTGTTAAATCTGTGGTTAACATCAGATAAAACAATTTCTTTAATAGTGATAGAATTATACTCCACAACATCACCATAAAACTCATTGTCTGTAACCTTTACATCAAATTCTAAGGGCGTAAATGTTTGGCTTGGTGATGTTGATACATTATGTATTTTTTGTATTACTGGAATATCCTTTAAATACGTGTTTATATTTGCAGTATTAAATTCTGGAATATATGGTGCCTCGATACCCGAAGATACTTTGGTAAATATTTGATTACTATCTGTCTTGATAACTGTTAAATAAAGTTCACTTAATGGCCTACCTAAGTTATCAACTAGGTCCTGAATTGTAATATCTTCATTAAAAACAAACTCGGTTATATCATCTGAAAAAATACTTTCAGAAAATGCAATTTTAAACACTTCATAATCGTCTGGTTCGATAATATTGGAAGACTTTGTTTTAATTATTTATAAATATCAAAAAAATTAAAACAAAGTCTTCCAATATTATCGAACCAGACGATTATGAAGTGTTTAAAATTGCATTTTCTGAAAGTATTTTTTCAGATGATATAACCGAGTTT